AAGCTGCCGGCATCACTGCTAACGTCACTGGCCTCCATTGCACTATTGCTGTGCTTGATGACGTTGTGGTGCCTGACAATGCTTATACAGAAACTGGACGAGAGCAAGTAAGGGCATTCTACTCACAACTATCTTCCATTGAATCTACAGGGGCTAAGGAATGGTGCGTAGGTACGCGCTATCATCCTGGCGACCTGTACAAAGATATGATGGAAATGGTGGAAATCTACTACAACAGGGAAACGGAAGAAGATGTTGAGTTGCCCGTGTACGAGGTGTTTGAACGAGTGGTTGAGACTAATGGCGAGTTTCTATGGCCTAAGCAGCGCCGAAGCGATGGCAAGACTTTTGGCTTTGATGAGAAAGAGCTAGCCCGTAAGAAAGCCAAATACCTAGATGTAACTCAGTTCTATTGTTTTACACCCGACACATTAGCATATACCGACCAAGGCCACAAACTTATTAGTAGTGTTGAAGTGGGCGACAGCTTTGGTGGCAATAAAGTAGCTAATAAATTTATTCGGGATATTGCGGAAGACATTGCCGAAGTAAGTGTTTATGGTGTGCCCCACGCTATCAATGTTACCTATGGGCACAAATTTCCAATTAGGTCCAAGACAGTTAAAAAGGATTACGGCACTTCTAATAAACAAATCGGGGACTGGTTAAATAAACAAAAAACAGAACGGTGGTATTTAGCCCATTCGTTTGAAACTAAAGTTATAGACACACCATTTGAAGAAGATGTTTGGTGGCTTATTGGGCACTGGTTAGCTGAGGGATATGTCTGGAAGAAATATGTAGCTTTGTGCACAAGAAATCCACAAGAGAAGGGTATCCACGATAAGATTAACTCCATCTTACACAAATATGGAATACACTCAATACAGACAGTAACTAAAGCTAATACTCGTATTTTTTTACTAGATTGGCCTGAACTACTTGCCTATTTGCGCAACTTTGGCTATTACAGTTATGGCAAACACCTAAATGATGAAGCTAAATATGCATCTAAGGAAAAGCAAGAACAACTTATTCAAGGTTATTTGTTAGGTGACGGGTTTACACTGACTAACCAAGTTGGGTTTGGTATTACTTCAGTTAATTTACGCCTACTGGAAGAAATTAAAGATGTACTTCTTCGTCTAGGGCACATTCCTTACATTGTGCAACTGTACGGAGAAGGTAGAGAAGCATTTGGGTATAAATGTAGGGAGTGTTTTAGCATTAGGTGGTATGGTACAACTAAGTCGCGTAACTTTATTGAAAATGGAACCTATTACCAACTCATTCAAAAAGTAATTCCCACTTGGTACAATGGGCCAGTACACACCCTAGAGGTGGAAAACACTCATCAATATAATGTGTATGGACTTACTTGTCAAAACAGTCAATATTACAACAATCCTAACGCTGTAGAATTGTCCATCATTGACAAGAGTAGGTTTAACTATTACGAAAAGAGTAAGGTAGAAAACATTAGCGGCACTTGGCACATTGGCAATAAAGACCTTACCATTTATGCCGCTATGGATTTTGCCTATTCTATTAGTAATAGTGCTGACTACACGGCAATAGTGGTAGTGGGAGTAGACGAAGATTACAACTATTATGTTCTAGACATTGACAGGTTTAAGACTAATAAAATTAGCGTAATGTATGAGCATGCAGAAAAAGTCTACCGCAAGTGGCGTTTCCGCAAGTTGCGGGCTGAAGCTGTAGCTGCGCAACGCCTCATTGTACAGCAGTTCAAAGATTTTATGCGTAGCCAATCTGTAGTGTTTTCCATTGACGAGTATTTTCCTCCTAAAACAATGAACAAGGCAGAACGCATTGCAAGCGTGCTAGAGCCACGTTATCAGAATGGGCAAATGTTTCACTACCAAGGTGGCAACTGTCAAATTCTTGAAGAGGAATTGCTGATGAATAACCCGGAGCATGATGACGTAAAGGATGCTCTAGCCTCTTGTGTAGAAATTGCTAAACCCAGCATTTCTAGCACCAGTTGGTCACGTAAAGGAAACGTAGTGAACTTCAACAACAAGTGGGGTGGAGTGGCAATGCGATGAGTGTAATTTCCACCTATTACAACAACGACACCCTAGCTTGCCGCATTGTGGATATGTGGCAACGATGGGATGACGCGCGCTCAGTGTGGCGAGAGGATAAGCAAGAGTTGCGCCAATATCTTTTTGCTACGTCTACTCGCACCACTACTAATAATAAGTTGCCTTGGAAAAACTCTACGGTAACACCTAAACTCACCCAAATTCGTGACAACCTGCATGCCAATTACATGGCTGCTTTGTTTCCGAATGACGAATGGTTTTTTTGGGAATCCACTGACAAGAATGAAAACTTAGCAAAGAAGCGTAGAGCTATTGTTAGCTACATTAAACAGAAGTTGAAGGCGTCTAACTTTCAACTATTAGTTAGTCAACTGGTGTATGACTACATTGATTATGGTAATGTGTTTGCCACTTACGACTATGTACGTGACATTGTAAACATTGCTGACAACCCCGTAGAGCGTTACAAGGGCCCCCGCGCTTACCGCATTCATCCCAATGACATTGTGTTTAACCCTGCGGCTGAGTCATTTGAAAAGAGCCCTGCGGTTAGGCGTGTTCTACAATCCATTGGCGACTTCATGGTGGATGCTGAAACAAAACCAGCATTAGGCTATGACAAAAGCATTGTTGCAAAAGCTATGCAGTTTCGTAGTGACTACCGTGAAAACGCAGAGTTTAAAAAGGAAATTAACCTAACCATTGATGGCTTTGGCTCACTGTCTGAGTATATGGATAGTGACATGGTGGAGTTGCTAGAGTTTTGGGGAGACATTTACGACAAGGAAAACAAGAAGCTGCTGCGCAATCAGCGCATTACAGTGATTGACAGAAAATGGATATTGGCAAAAAAGACCAACGACAATTGGCTTGGTGGCAAGCCTATGCACCATTGTGGATGGCGTCTTCGTCCTGATAACCTATGGGCACAAGGGCCCCTAGACCAGCTAGTAGGAATGCAATATCGCATTGACCATTTGGAAAACCTCAAGGCTGACGTATTTGACCTCATTGCCCACCCTGTTATGAAAATAACGGGTACCACAGTAGAAGAGTTTGAATATGAGCCGGGAGCCACTGCTTTTTGTGGTGATGAGGGTGATGTAGAGTTTCTGCGCCCTGACGCTACAGCATTAAATGCAGATATGCAAATTGCTGACCTAATGAACCGCATGGAAGAGTTGGCAGGTGCCCCTAAGCAAGCCATGGGCATTCGCACTCCTGGCGAAAAAACCAAATATGAAGTGCAGCAACTTGAAAATGCTGCCGGGCGTATTTTTCAAAGCAAGGTGAGTTGGCTAGAAAGAAACATTCTAGAGCCCGTTCTAAATGGTATGCTGGCTGAAGCCGTGCGTAATTTTGAAAATGTAGAAAGGGTGCGTGTTGTAGACGAAGAGTATGGTACTGAAATGTTTGAAACCATCACCAAAGCTGACCTTATGGCAACAGGTAAGTTGTATCCAGTTGGCGCACGACATTTTGCAGAGCAAGCTAAGTTTGTTCAAGAACTAAGTCAAACCATTGCTGCCATTCAAGCGGCCCCCACTGTTGCCGCTCACATTAGTGGCAAGGCCATTGCCAAAGCTCTGGAAGAGAATTTGGGTTGGCACAAATATGGCATTGTGCGTGACAACGCAATGATTGTGGAGCAAGCTGAAACTCAACGTCTAATTCAACAAGTGCAAGAAGACTTAGTTGTGGAGAACACCGTAAATGAACAGCAACCTTCTGCGATGCCGCCCGGCGGACAGCAGCCCTGAAGAGTTTAAGAAAGCCTGGGATAACTCAGGCTACACATTAGAAGCCCTTTATAAGCTCCTAGAGGAGCAAATGGCTACTAATAATAGGGTGAGTAAGGATGACTTTGATTGTCCTAATCACTACGCAAAACTAGCCTATCAAGCTGGTTATTCTAACGCACTAGAAATGGTTAAAGACTTGTTGCCAGCTAGTGCTAAACCTAACTAAGGAACATCAGTGACCACTGACACTATTTTCTCCGGTGAAGCCCAACCTAACCAAGGTAGCCAAACCACCCCGGCCAAGACAGAGGATACGGGACTGCTAACCGCCCTAGTGGGCGAGAAGCAAAAGTACAAGAGCGTCGAAGAGTTGGCAAAAGGCTATGCCAATGCTGACAGCCACATTAAGCGATTGGAAGAAGAAAACCGAAAGCTACGTGAGGCTCAAGTGGCTGCTGCCACGCTTGACGATGTTCTAGAGAAGTTGCAAGCCAAGCAAGAGGTAAAGACCGAACTTCCCGCGCAAGGTGTTTCAGCCGAGCGCATTGCTGAACTGGTGGAGCAAACTCTTACAGGTCGAGAAACTGCCAAGACCCGCGAAACAAATCTTCTAGCAGCCGACAAGCTGATGAAGGAGAAGTTTGGCGAAAAGGCTGCGGAGGTGTTCAAAGAAAAAGCAAGCACACCTGAATTGCAGCGTGTTTTTATGGAAATGGCAGCCATTGACCCACAGCAGTTTGTAGGTATGTTTGGTGGTGTTGCCGCATCTACTGGTGCAGTGGCAACATCCTCTGTGTCCACTACTTCATTTACGCCTAGTAGTAATAGGGCAAACGTGGAGTGGTCTAAAGAGTGGGCAGCTAAAACTCGTAAAGAAAACCCTTCTCTTTATTGGTCCACAGAGTTTCAATCCAAACTAGCCTCTACTGTTGCTCAAAATCCTTCCCTTTATTTTGGTAACTAAGGAGACTTAATATGTCTGGTTTTAACTTTAGCAAGGTGAATGAACACCTTGTTCGTACAGAACTCTGGAGTCAAGAACTCAAGGATGTTCTACAAGAGCAACTAATTGGCACTAAGTATGTTCGCATGCTTAGTAATTTCCCTGATGGCAACTCTTTCATCATCCCATCAGTTGGTGAAATGGCGATGCGTGAGACTAACGAAGATACGCCAGTTGTCTATGACACCATGGACACTGGTGAATTCACGTTCACCATTGACCGCTACGTAGAATCTGCTACGTTCATCACTGATCGTGCAAAGCAAGATAGCTACTACAGTGCCCAGCTTATTGGTATGTTTCCCGCGAAGATGCGCCGTGCTCTAGATGAAAACCTAGAGACTTCGGTTATGAGTCTTGCCAATACGCAAACTCTCAACAACGCCAATAGCATTAACAATGCGCCTCACCGCTTTGTTGCTAGCGGCGCCACCAACACAGTGCTATCTCTGCAAGATTTTGCTGTGGCAAAGTATGCACTGGACAAGGCCAATGCCCATGGTGCTCGTGTAGCCGTCATTGACCCCTCGCAAGAGTATGTGCTAAACACCCTTAGCCAAATTCTTGCTGCCAACGACAATCCTAAGTTTGAGGGCATTGTCAACTCTGGCTTTGTTAATAGTGTCACTGGTATGCGGTTTATTCGCAACATCTATGGCTTTGATGTCTATGTGTCAAACTTCCTTGACACTCCTACCGACACAGCCATTAACGCGGATAGCCGGGGTAGTGTAACGCTACCTGCTGCACCTGTCAGCAACATCTTCATGACTGTCGGTGGTGACCTCACTCCATTTGTCGGTGCCTATCGTCAAATGCCCCGTGTGGAATATGAGCGTAACAAAGACTTGCGCCGTGACGAATATGTCATGAATGCTCGTTTTGGTTTGAAGCTCTACCGTCCCGAGTGCCTTGTAACGGTTATCAGCCGTTCAACTGTTTAAGGAGATAACATGACCCGCAAGAGTATTTGGACCAATGCAGATGGTCTGCAAGTGGGCTTCGGCCCTAACTATTCCGACTTTGATGAAGTCGGTGCCGTTAGCAAGGATGGGCACGAGCGAGAACTACGCTTTGTGCTAGATGGTGAGAAATTTGTAGCTGGTAGCTATGTATTCAACCAGCCTGCTGTGCTTCCAGCCGGTGCCATCCCGCTATACGCCCATGTGCAAACCACGGAAGTGTTTGCTCTAGGCGGTACTACCCCGTCAATTCAAATTGGCTCTACTGGTGCTGCTACTCGTTTTGGTAGCGCCACTGAAGCCCAAGCTGAAACACTGGGTACGTACACCCTTGCAGTAACTGCCACTCCCACTACTGCCAACACCAACATCACAGTGACTCTAGGGGGCACCACGCCCACTGTCACTGCTGCTGGTAAGATGGAAGTGGTATTGGGCTATCGCCTGATTTAAGGGGCTTCGGAGGGGGCTTGTCCCCCTCCTTTTAAGGAGAATTAAGTGCCAGATATTCAGCACAGTGCAATTCCTGATGGACAAAGGCATGAGCCAAAAGGTATCTCTACAGCTTCTTCGGGGCAAGTGTATGTTGCATCAGGTACTGGCTCTGGTGTTTGGGCCACTCCAAAAAGCATTGTAAAGTTTACACCAACCATTACCGCTGCGTCTGTTCCTGCATCAACTACAAGTGAGCAAACTTTCACTGTAACAGGTGTGTTAGCCACTGATGAATTGGTAGGTGTAATTAAACCTACCCACCAAACTACTTTGGGCATTGTTAATAGTCGCATTGTAGCTAATAACCAAATTGCAATTACATACATGCATATTGGCGGAGGGGGCCCCATTACACCTACGTCAGAAACCTATTCTGTATTGGTGTGGCGATGAAACTCACTCTACTGGATATGACACAAAGTATTTTATCCGCTATGGATGCGGATGAAGTATCTGCCATTGATGAAACGGTAGAGGCTATCCAAGTTGCAGACTTGGTGAAAGAAGCCTACTTCGACTTTATGGGCCAACGCGACTGGCCCCACCTACGCACACTAGCAGCCTTAGAAGGGCTGGGAGATACTAATAATCCTACCCGTATGCGTATGCCATCAAACATGAATAAGGTGTTTTGGATTAAGTATAACAAGAAGGATGTTGCCTATCTATCCCCGGAGGAATTTACCCACATCATTGACAAGAGGACAGCCCAAACGGGCGTCATTGACAGCAATGGGTATGGTCTAAATGCAGATCCCTCCTATTGGACATCCTTTGACGACAACTTTGTTATTTTTGATAGTAGGAATAGCGTCGCAGACAACACTTTGCAACAAAGCAAATGTAAGGTATATGGTACGGTGGCCCCTAGCTGGCAACATACTAATACGTTTATTCCTGACCTACCTGACAAGTTCTTTCCTACGTTACTAGCTGAGGCTAAGGCCCAGGCATTTGTCAACCTAAAACAACAGGCCAATGTAAGGGAAGAGAGAAAAGCGCAACGTGGCCGAGTCATTATGCGCAATGAGAGTTGGCGCAATGAGAATGGCGAAGCCAAATACAACACTCGTGTTAACTATGGAAGGCGTTAAATGAACACTGGAATTGACCAAATTCTTGCTAAGAAAGCTGAGAAGGTGCAAGCTGCTGAAGAAAGGCGTAAGGAGCGTAGCGACAAGGGGGAGGTTAACCACCTCCTCATTCAGCGCGCCCCCACGGGCCTCTACCACTGCCGTTATGAAAAGGGCCCGCTTCCAGAGGAATTGAAGTGTATGTTTACTCAAAAGAGATTCATCATTGACATTTGTAAGAAACGGGACATTGCCTGGAAGGAAGCAATGTAATGTCTGCCAAGCCGGCTGTTGATGCCTCGTTTACGTTTGTTGCCGGGTTAAACACTGAGGGCGGTTACTTCATCACGCCTAAGAATAGCTGGAAAGAAGGGGACAATGTAACACCATCTACAGACGGCTCTATTACCCGCCGCAAGGCACTGGATTTTGAAGAGAATCACCAACTACATCCTCGGAATGCTTTTGAGGCAGACATTGACTTACAAGTATACGCTGTAGAGACATGGGCTAATGTAAATGGTAATGGTAACCTAGATTTTTTTGTTGTTCAAGAGGGCAACATTATTTCTTTTTATCGCAGTGCCAGCGGCACTGTAAGTGCTAGTAAACTACCTTTTGAAATAGATCTTACTACCTACCGTTGTTTTGGAAGCACCGCACAAGCAGGAGGCAGTATTATCACTTGTGCAAGTGCCTACGGCAAACTTGTCATCACTGCTGAGACTATTGACCCTATTCTAGTGTCATACAACGAAAGTAATAATGCATTTTCGGTAAAAAAACTTACGTTACGTATTAGAGATTTTACAGGTATTCGCTCTCCCGTGAGTCCCCAATCTTCCCTTTTAGAGAGTGAATGGCAAACACGGCTTTTCTGGCCCCATGCTTTGTACAATTTGTATAACCAAGGATGGGACGATGCTAAAATTGCTTCATTTAGAGCGGGTAATGCAACACGTTATCCAGCTAATACACAACAATGGATTTATGGAAAAAACAACAGTGGTGATTTTGATGTAAACGTGTTGTCGAAAGTAGATTTTGGTACTACTATTGCCCCAAAAGGCAGATTTGTTTTGGATGCTTTCTATCAAGACAGAGGTGCCGCAACTATAACTGTTGCTAATATAGCACCTCTTGCAAGTTCTGTCCCGTTAACTCCTAACATTAACGATTCTTACATTTACCCATCCTAAAATATGAGCGGATTTGTCGGACCTATACAGTATGCAATTCCAGTAAACTATGATGTGGCTCGCCCGAAGGTTTGCGCCTTCTTTGCTGGGCGCATTTGGTATTCAGGAATTCTTAGCGGAGAAAAGCTAGGGTGGGTGTTGTTCAGTCAAGTGCTGGATGATATTAGTAATGTTGAGAAGTGCTACCAAACCAACGATCCTACCAGTGAAATTTTTAGTGACTTGCTGGACAGTGACGGAGGCGTCATTCAAATTCCTGATGCTGGTGAAATTGTGTCGCTGGCCCCGGTGGGTAAGGCATTGTTTGTATTTGGCACCAATGGTGTATGGCAAATTATTGGTGGGGATAATGGATTCACTGCTGCTAGTTACAGTGTTGAAAAGGTTAGTAGTGTCGGATGTTTGTTTCAGAAAAGTGTAGTAGTTGTAGAAAACTTTATCTTCTATTGGAGTGTAAGCGGTATTTACATGCTGCAAGTAGACACTAATGCCATTTCGGCATCTGTGCAAAACATTAGTGATGCCGCCATTAAAGAATTTTATCAAAACATTCCTACCATTAACAAAATGTATGTTGATGGCAAGTATAATGAAAGTGAAAAGGTAATTCATTGGCTGTACAATAAAAACACAATTGATAATAGCGGTAGTGGTAAGTTTAGAAAAACATCTGTCCTTGCTTTGAATTTGCGCCTGGGGCGCTCTTTCTACACTTATACATTTGCTGATAATGTAAAACCTATTGTTACTAGTTTAGCAGTAACTAAAGAAACAACAGAAAATAGTGTTGTATTTAATGTTGTTGTAGGTAATGACAATGTTGTTAGTGGTAGTGATGATGTAGTAGCTAATATAGCTGTAGTAGGGGCTGCTATTAAGCAGTTTAAGTATTTAACTCTTACTCCTCCTACCACTGTTGCTACTACCTATTCTACTACATTTGCAGATAATTTGGGTACAGGATTTGCAGATTGGAAAAAATACAACAATGTTGGTGGGGAAGTTGACGCCTATGTTGTAACTGGCTACAATATGGGCGAGGTAGGTCCAGCTAGACAGAAGACAATATCCCACATCACCATGTTTATGAATAGAACTGAAACAGGTTTTGACGTTCAGGCACAGCCTATTAACAGTGGTAGCATCCTTATGCAAACCCGATGGGATTTTACTGATAATAGCAATCCTGGTAAGTGGAGTGATTTATACGAAGTTTATAGGCAGCCTCGGCAGTTTTACATTGAGCCTGGGGCTGCCATGGATGATGGGTATCCCCTAGTTATTAGTAAGAATAAGGTAAGGGGTAGAGGTAAATCATTGCAAGTAAAATTCCAAAGTAGTCCCGGTAAAGATATGTCAATCGTAGGTTGGTCAATTAACTTTGTAGGAAATACCAATGTCTGACACTATTACAGTTATGGATAATGAACTAGGGCAACTTCGTGTACAGTTTCATTTAGGTATGCCTTACATCCATGTTGTAGTTAGGAAATGGAGTCACACTCTCTACAAAGCCTATCTACGAGTATGGGCCCTACTATTACAGCAACTTGCTAAGGATGGGCACCCTGTAGCATTCTCTGTCATTCCAGAAGGTGATGAGAAATTGTATAAGTTTCAACTCATGTTTGGAATGCAGGAGGAAATGCGGGATGACGGCCAAATTCTAATGCGTGTAAATACGGAGGTCTAATGGGCACTGGTGTTGAACTTGTATTACTAGGCCTGACTGCCACTGCCGCAGTGGCTTCAGCGCAAGAGCAAGAGAAGGCTGGGGATGCAGCCCATCAGCGTTACCTTGCAGAAGAACGTAAGGCACAAACAGAGAATGTGTTTAAGGTGAGGCAGTCAGTAAGGCAGGCCCGTCTTATGCAGGCTTCTATGGTTAATCAAGCTGCTCTATCAGGGGGTATGGGTAGTAGTGGTTTAGCGGGAGGTGTGTCCTCAGTTGGTAGTCAACTTGCTGGTAACATTTCCTTTATGTCTGACATTGCTGATGAAAACACTGCCATTAGCGCAGCTATAGGCCAAGAGGCTAAACATATGGGTAAGGCACAAGTGTATGGGCAAGTGGGCCAGTTGGCAGGCACCATCTTTAGTGGTATGGGTGGTTTCAAATCACTAACTAATCCCACTGCTGGAACACCGGCCCCCATTTCTTCAGCAACTATTAACTATACCGGCCGCCCTTAATGGAAATCTTTGAACAGTTTGAATATGACGATACCCTACCTGTAACAGGTAGTAAGGGCGCTTTTCCGTTGTTAAAGAAACTGACTTCTGTTGCTACTGGGAAGCCTGAGGTTATAGGGAATGTTGACTGGGGCACCACACTTCAAGATGCACACAAGCATGTGGCGCAACTTAACAACTTATTGGACTATCGTGCTGGTGAGCAAATGGCTGCTCAAGGCATGGCAGGCGGTGTGGAACAAGCGGCTGCTTCCATTGCCACACGCCTTGATTACCTAGAGCAAACAAACCGCAACCAAATTGCAGAACTTAATGAAGTGGCACAAGCTGCCATTGATAGCATTGCTGTTCATAGCCCTGCTGTTACCCTTAACAATAGTCCAGAAACAATTGCAAAACAATCGCAGAAAGTTGCCACTGCTGCCTCTGCACAAGCTCTGCAAGAGCGCATTGCACAAGAGGGTAGCTCTGTTGCTGGTAATGTAGGCAACTTTCTTTGGCAATTTACCCCCATGGCGGTATTTGCCACCGACTACAATGTAGCTGAATTCGCTAAGAAGTATGTTGGTAATGTTTCAATGCTGGATGGAGAAAGTGAAACACTATTAAAGATTAACTCCTACTATCGCACTCTAAAACCCGCAGAACAGGTTAGTTTTGTTCGCACTATGTACGATGATTTGCGGGATACCTGGGCCATCACGGATACCGGCGCAGCCCACATGGTGGCTGAAATGATTGCTGGTGAAGACCTAGATGGTTGGGACAAGGCTTTTGATACCCTGCAACTAGCTGCCATTCCACTTACAGTGGTGCCCATTGCAAGTGGTGTGTTGCGTGGAATGCGCAACATTGGCCGTGCAGCTAAAGGTGTGTCTGCTGAAGTTAAAATTGCACAAGCTGGTGGTAAGGACATTCTTGTTGTAGAAACTGCACAGAGAGTTGCAGCTAAGGGTGCAATGCAAATTGCTGGTGCCATTACAGGCGCCACTGACCTAGTGGACACTGCTCGCCTTGTCACCATGGCAAGTAGTAAAGTGCTACCTTCCACCCTTACCACTGCCACTACTGCTGTAGCAGACATTGTGAAAGGGCGCGTTGAGAAGACCCTAGCAGATTTGGCTGAAACCATTAAGGCTAAGAATGTCCGTGAGGGAGAGGAAGTATCCACCTATCGCCGCATCCAAGAGGTTTACAGCCCAGCTACTAATAAGGAAATCCATACCTACCTACCTGACACTGCCGATAGTAAGGGCCCTGTAGTATTTTGGAAACCTGCCAACGAGAGTGCCTACCTCACTCAAGAGGCTGCTGAAGCTGCCATTAAACTTAAAGACCCTACGGGTGCTTTAGGCATGCGTGTGGTGCCTGACACCACAAATGTAGGTTACCTTGTTGAGGATGCAACCCTTGCAACCCGTAAGGCGCAGCGCGAGAAACTTGAAATTGAGTATGTAAAAGAAAGTGCAAAGAAGGCAACTTTGACAACTAAGGCTGCCGCCATTCCTGTAGGTCCACCTGCACCCGCCCCTACTGCACTACTGTCTGCCAAGCCACGATATAGCTATAAGACTAGCCAGTTCGATTTAAACTTTGAAAGTATGCTAGATAAAGCCATTTATCAAGCAGGTAGTAAAAGTAAAGGTAGCAAGAGTGACCCCGCTATTCTTTCATGGATTGGCAAACAAGTTGGTAAGACAGGTGATGCTCTCACCACTTATGTCAACACTGAAGCCGCTGCTATTCGCAATGGGTTAAAAGGCCCTGCTTCCAAACTAGGTGGTGGAACCCTCACTATTCCCACTCGTAACAAGACGAGAGAGGAATCCATTGTTGCTGCCTCTTCCTATTCAGATGTAAAGTTGGAATCCCTTAGAAAGGAAATCAATTTCTTTGATCAGCAAATTGCTGCTATGGAAGCAGCTAAGAAGGGCCTTGTTCATGGCTACCTCATTGAACAAAAGGTTACACCCCCTGCTGCTACCTACAATGATTTGGCCCCTTATGCACAAGAGGATGTGCAAACACTAATTAAAACATCCTTTGGTGATTGGGCGCTAGGTACTTCTAGTGAACTATACACCAACCGTGTAGTGGGTTTACACCAATCAAGCCGCTATCAAAAGCTGCTGGTGGATATGGTGAGAAAGCCATTGGAATCTCTTTCTCGTGGTGAACAGAATATCTTAGCCTCAATTTTAATTAAAGGGGATAAAGAAAGTAAGCTGTACAACTTTATTGAATTGGCAGGTATGGGTGCCTCTTCTAAAGTGACAGAAGCCTACTTTGCAGCCCGTTCAGCCCGCAATGTCCTGCACAAGATGCGGGACGAAACTGCCGTGCGCTCCCTTACTAATAAGGGCTATCAGAAGCTCACAGTGCCTATTACTTTAGATACGGCACAGCCTCTGTATGCCCGCCCGCTACTACCCCAGCAGGGTGCTCAAAAAAAGCTCGTATACAGCGTTCTAGACGGTTCTGGAGCCCGTTATGACGAGAAGATGGCTGCACAAGGTGTGGTGCTGTATGAGTTGCGCACCCCTATTTCTGTAGGGGGCAAGCGGTATAAGACCATTGCTGCCCCCGCTTCTTCCGCCAAGGTGGAACCCATCACTACGGTAATTCCCTTCCGAGAAGGGGAGTTCAAGCGAATCTACAGCGATCAATATTTTGTTAAATATAAAAGTGCTGACACTGTAGATGGGGAGGTGCAAGATGTGTTGCATACTCACCGCACAGCTTACAACCGTAAGGAAGGGGAAGAGTATGCCGCTTTGTTTAACTCTCTTACCAAGCTACACAGCACTGGTAAGCTCACTATTTCTGATGCTGCTAAAATGCAGCCCTATGGTTGGAAACCTCAAGAGTTTATTGATGCTCTTAATGAAGGGAAGTTTGGTGTAGACCCTAAAATGGAAGTGGTGTTTAACCGCACCGATGATGACTATGTAGATAGTTTCCTATCCACTCGCCAAGGAGAATTCTACAGCGAGAGGAACGACCGCATTGTCAATGTGAATGGAGAGGATGTGCCAAACACCCTATCTCCATTGGATTCCCTTGCCGCAGAAATTGGCAACACTGCATTCATGGTGCCACTAACAGAGTGGCGGGATGTAGCTGTCTACCGTTGGTTTAACACCGTACAAGATGTGCTTCCCACTGCTGCTAAGAATATGTCTCCTGAAGATGCATATGAATATATGCGCCGCGAGAAGGGGGCCTACACTGGCAACGACCAAATGAAGTTGTTTGCACAGCGCCATCAAGAGTATGTAGCACATGAGTTGAATGCCACTACCCGTGATGAAATGGTGTGGGAGGGCAGTATGCGTGCCCTCATTGAGAAGGTGGAAGGGAAGTTTGACAATAAGATGATGGCTAAAACAGGCGCTGCACTACGCAATGCTGACCCAGCCACCTTTGCCCGTACCTTGACATTCCATGCGTTTCTAGGGGGCTTTAACCCTGTACAGCTATTTGTACAAGGTCTTAACGCTTTTAATGCATTTGCCATTTCACCAGTGCATGGTATGGTGGGAGTAAAGCAAGCCACTTCATTACGCCTTGCTCTAATGAGTGACAATCCGGAGGTGTGGAAACACATTGCCGGATTAGAGAAGTTGTCAACACTAGGCCTCACTGACGCGGAAGAGTTCGCAGATACGGTGAAGGCTATCCGGCGCAGTGGTTTGCTAGACTCCATTAACTCGACCTCACTCTATGGTGCTGAGACTGGTAAGTACGGCCTGTTTAATAAGGTTTCTCGTAGGGCAGGTGAAGTTAGTGCATTTAACTTCAATCGAGGTGAAGAGTTTAGTCGCATTGTCTCTTTTGTCATTGCAAAGAGAGAATGGCAAGCGGCTAATCCGAGGGGCAATTGGAAAGGTGATGCTGCTTTGAATGCCATTCTAGAGCGGCAGGATGACTTGACACAGAATATGACGAGGGCTAACCAAGCCAAATGGCAAACTGGGGCCATGTCCATTCCCACTCAGTTTATGCAATATCAGGTTAAAATTGCCCTAAACCTTGCTGCTTCTCTGAGTGGTAATCCACGGGCATTTAGTAAGAAAGAAGCCTTGCAGCTTCTAGTGGGCCATGCCATAGGATGGGGCACCGCTGGTGCTGGTTTGTGGATTGGTTTGGACGAAGTGTTTGGCAAGCAAACAGAAGAGTGGACACCTGAACAACGTCTCTATCTGAACCAAGGATTGTTTGCTGGCATCCTGAACACAGCTACTCAAGCTGTGACAGGGGAAGAAATGATGCTGGCACTTGGTACTCGCTTTAACTCGTTTGGCTATTGGTTTGACGCTGCTTTCGCGGTGGGGGATGCATTTACAGGGGGTGACCCCATTGATGCCTTAAAGTTACTTACAGGGGCCCCTGGCGGTGCTATTAGTAGGATGTATGGCAACACCAAGTTTGCCGTTGATGTTCTAACTGCCAATGGCACAGACATTACTGGCTCTCAACTCACTGAAGCTGCCCGACACTTCTTCACTGGTACTTTCTCCTCACTAAGCAATGTAGAGAGAGCCTACCTTGCCAAGAACTTCGGGGGGTACATTCAGAGTAAGGCAGGCGATCCACTCTACTATGCTAATGAAAATGAAGTTGCTGCGCTGTTTGTGGGCATCCCCCCTGTAACAAGTGCCGACTATGAGAAGGCACTACTCTATCAAAAGGATAGAACCAGGATGGGTAAAAACCTAGCCCGCGAGAGTGGGCGCCTTGTCACCAGGGCTCTAGCAGCCCAAAAAGAAGGGGATACAGAAGCTGCTGAAATGTACCGTAGAATGTACATTGCTTTGGTTAGAAGTTATGAACAAGATCCACAACTAGCAGAAATTGTGCGTAAGGAATTTTATGCAGGGTGGAAAGATAGCAAACACCGTGAACTTGCTACACAAATTTTCACAGATGAAAACCCTGAAAAACCCTTCCTAGTAAAACCTTTTGGAGAAGCTAAGTAATGGCAACTAAATTCCAGGCCGACATTACACAACCCATGCAACCCTCGGCTGCTGACCCCTCTGCCCTTTCACGGCAAGAGCAGCTTAAAGCGTCTATGTTTGGGACAGTGGGCAGCTTAGTGACTCAGGGATTTGAGTTGTATAAGGATGCCTCTCTAGCCTCCATTGAGGAACAAGCTGCCGCACTTCCACGAGAGGCACTAGAGAGGGCACGAGCAGCTAGTGATGCCAAGCAGCAGCTAGTAAAAGTTGAGCAGGGAATGCAGCAGGAGTTGTCCTTTGTAGGGCCACCAACAACTGAAGAAGATGCTGCGATGCGCAGCCGCATTGGCGGCTATGTAGAACAGGCGGAAAGGCTCAAGAGGGCAGCAGAAGGGGGTATGTCTCCGTCTGAATACACCATGCGGGTGCAGTCGCTAACACGGACGGCATTGGCTAAGTTTCCAGGGTTAAGCCGCGAGATTCGGCAAATGATTGGTGCAGCTACTGGGATGCCTTATGCCGATGACACGGCAGCTATGTGGTATGTGCGCAGCATGTTTGAACAGAAGCCAGAGCCTAAAGAGGGCTCTCCTGAGTTTGTTAAAAATGAAATTGAAACCATTGCCAAATACAATGGTATGTCACCAGTTGACATTAACTCACTACGCACAGCAAATCCTGCGGAATACCAACTCCTTAAGAATAAGGCGTTTGATGTGGTGTCTGTGCGACAAGCTACAGAGAATGCCAAGGTGCAAATTGATGCCCTCTATCAACAAGGTGGAGAGTCTGCCGGTAAGGCGGTGCAACTCCTTGCCAACTCTGCTGGCGCTAGGGCTGCTGTTGATATGGCTAAATGGCAAGCTGCCAATGCAGGAGTTATGGATCGCATTGCACAAAGTGTAGCAAAGGGGGAATTGGGTGTAGCTGGTCGAAACGAAGCAGAGCTACAAATCTTGCAGGGGCAAGCCACTGCCATTATTAGCAAGTCTTACAGAGAAGCTGAAAGTGACTTGCTAAACCGCCTCACGGCAGGTACGATGGACCAAGCCACCTATGATGCACAGAAGAAAATCATTGCAGAGCACAAAGCCCGTGCTCTAGGAATGTTTGATGGGAACAATCTTCTAGGCACTGCTACCGTCTTGTCTAAGTTCCGTGACAAAACCATCACTGAACAGACAAAGCAAATGGAAGTGCTCACCAGTGCTTTTGGTGTTTTTGGTGACGCTAAGGTGGCACAACGCTTCTTTGGTACCACTCCGGATAGTAGGGAGCGCCGTAATATTAAGGACCAGAGCCCGGAGTTGTACAACTTACTTACCGCATATGAGGAGAGCTATAAGGGGGCATTTGGGACTGCCAACAATTTACTAGGTGCTGCACCCATGCTAGAAGTGGGTAAGGTGCTGCGTGATGCGGTAGCCACTCCAAACGCTACACCGCCCATT